CATAGGGATGCACTATTTCAATAGGGTTGCCGCTACCATCTACAATAATGCCGCCATCTTTATAAACGCGAATGCAGTATTCACTAAACTCCAGAATATAAGCCTGCGTTACATTAAACTGAAAGGGTATTAGTCTTCCAACTTTAGTGCTGTCTTTTACCTCCCTTATGAATCGTGTGCCAGGTCTTCTTGTTAGACCGCCATGCGGCTGTATTAGAAAATTCTCAATGGTACTAGCGCCATTATCATAGCGCCCTAAATCTGTACGCCCAAACAGTCGCGGTGATAACTCACCAGCTGTGAAATTCTGTTTAGCAAAAGTAATTTTAGCCACTAATCAGAACCTCGAAGAAATAAACAGATCAGATTCGTTATAGGTGCGATAATCTTGATTTGTAAGATTTGGCGGTGTACCCTCAGTTGCATCAACGAACCGCGCCTCTGATAACTTCTGGTCATACAATTGGTTCATTTGAGCCGTTAAGGTATTGCTGTTGGTTAAATTAAAACAAATCTCAGCTGCTAATCGTGCCGCAATTGTTTCAATGAGCAAAGTATCATAAAGATTTACGTCTGTAATTCTGCCCACATATTGAATATTAACAGAGCTTTCATTAACGAGCAGCTTACGCCCTTCAATTCGATATACAGTGTCCATATCTTCTAGCCGTAATACTCTTAGACAAAATGGATCGTTCGGCAGAGAAAACTGTTTTGTATAACCAAAAACAGGGGTAGCAGAGTCAGCTGTAAGGGCAACCCTTGTAACCAGACAATTCCACGGATGCGCCCGAAACACAGCATCCCTAACAAAAGAATAGCGCTGATTGCAGATACGTGCTGTTTTTGTATCTTCTGTAAGTGCTGTGATGTTTGTTGCGCCCAGCGTATTTAGCGCTGAGTTAGCTATATCAACTGCTGCTGTCATAATAACCTCATAAAAAAGAAGGGCAGCCGAAGCTGCCCAACTGTTTAGTCTAGGACATATTTTATTGTTACTTCAATGGAACCAGTGCCAGCAGCACCGCCCATCGTAGCAGTAATTGGAACACCATCTTCATTAGCATCTAGCTCTGTGCCAGACCCTAAAGCCAGTGTTGCCAAGATATCTACCTTTTGCGCTGATGTGGATGCAGCTGCTGCTTTATAGGCTGCTGCTGCTGCACTAACAGCTGTACCAGCTGCGTTTTTATGTGCTGCATAACCAACAGATAAAGTGGTAGAGGAACCCAATGCATCATGGGCTAATGAGCCTTCAACAAGCCTAGCGCCATCAGGCATTATGAAAAGCTCAATTACATCACCAGATGCAAGTGAACTAGCTTCATAAACGCCATGTGCAACGCGCACCCTGCCACTCATTTCATTAGCTTTGTTTTTGACGATTGGAATTGCACGAGAATTAGTGCGTTGTACTGAATAAACTGTAGCCATTTCTTATACTCCTTTCTATTCCGTACATGCAATTTCGACTACTTTTGCTTCTTCCATTCGGGTAGCCCCGAAAGAAGCGCAATAATAGACTTGTGTTGCATAAGATTTGTCAGCTCGTTCATCAATTCTAGCTGTCGGTTCTTTTCCAATAGCGAGCTTCATTCCGTCTTGAGCAAACGCAATTACCTGACGATTGCCATCGCCATCGGTAGTTAAACGATTACTTACGATAAATGAGAACCCTACAAAATCAGAAATCTGGCCTTGAGCTAACGCTCTGACGGTATTGAAATCCGCGCTGGTTACTGTTGTATTATTCAACAAATCAGAAATTTGTTTTGGTGATACAATAATAAACCTTCTAATGGATGGATCGACAGACTGCTCATCTAACTTTTGCTTTGCAGAAATAAGCTTTGCAATTGTCAAACCGCCAGAAGCATGCACAATTTTCTGAGCAGACGGCAAAGCTGTTGCTGTACTGCCTGTTTTGCCTGTTTGTGCTGTTCCAGTAAAAGCAGAGATAATCACTGAATCCATTGAGCGTCCAATAGCTGCTGCTGCTGCTTTTGCATAATTGCTCGTTGGGTCAATTAATAATCGTACTTTGTCCTGATCATCAATTAGATCTGAGTATTCAAAATCAGAAAGGGATACTTGCCGTCTTGAATGAGGGGTATCGACAATGGGTGTATCTCCATGCCGTGTTGTTCTTTCGACAGCGGCTGCTGAACCTACCTGATCGAAAAACGCTTTTTCGCCATTAACAGTTTCGACATCGACTGCATTACGCAACAGACTGCCCATTTGCTGTGATAGCAATTGAACATTTGACGAAAACTGATTCACCATAGCGGTTGTAATTTGTGTAGACATTACTCGCTCCTTACACAGTTTTGGTTTGATTGAAATTTTGTTGCGCGTGGCTATCTAGTCAGTAATGTCTAGACCATGCTGCTAATTACGTTAGCTATTCGGCATATCTCTTATGCTAGCGCTGTAGGGCTTGACGCTTATCTACAGATTCTATTCGAGCATTCCTCTTAATTCTAGAACGCGCTGAATTACTCTTTCATGGTCTGGGTGGTCTTTAACCCAGTAGGCTGAATTAGGCGCTGTGTTCTTTGATATTTCATCATGGATATCATTAATGTTCATACCGATTTCGTTATCGCGCCCAGTGAATTTATCTTCTCCTAATTTTTCAGCCATAAAATCTGCTATTGCTATATTCATTCTTGCAAACATTGGATGGTCACCCAGCAAGCTGCCATCTTGCAAGATTAAATCTTTTATTTCCTCTGCATTGTTACCACCGAACTGGTTTACTACCTCATCAGCAGCGGTCAGCTTTTCAGTTGCAATCTTATCACCGCCTAATTCCTTGGATAAATCTGCAAATCTTTGTGTGCTTAATGCTTGTAAATCTTCTATACTTGTTTCGTTTACACTGCCTATCAGGTCTGTGTATTTGCCGAATAATGTTTCTGCCTGCTTTGGGTTTAACCCGATTTCATGCGCTACATTCTGAAACCAATCAATATCATTTTCAGTCATAATATCGTTTGTTTTAAGCTCATATCCAGCAGCTTCAGCTGGTCTGCCTAACTTAATATAAACAGCCTCACGCTCTTCATCGGTTGAATGCAAGCCTGGTATAGCTATTTTATCAGCGCCAATCATTTTCTGTGCGTTGATAAGCGATTTAGCCATGCCGTTAAGGTCTTTATAACTAGCTAAACTAGGGTCATCCCTTATGGTTTCATCAATGTGATCTCTAAAATTAAATGCTGCAATCGCATCAGACGTTGCCTGCCCAGCCTCTACCGCTGGAGCTTCCGCTACCTGATCTTCTGACATTTATTATTCCTCTTCTGTTGCTGCGGTTTCCTGTGTTGGTATTGGTGTGTCCTTAATCATATTATTTAAAAACAGAACGACACTTCTCTGCCCCTCTTTGTAAATCACTTCGTTGGTGCTTTCAGTAAATGTTGTTCCAAAAAAATGGCATCGATGCGCCAAATCTTCTAGAACAATCTTTGCCTGCTCTGTTCCAAAAGTTTGCTTGTATGCCGCTTTTAAATCTTCTGGGTTCATAGACCTAGTGCCTGCCCTAATGCGGCTTGTGTTTCTGGTGATGTTTGGTCAATAGCCCTTAGAGCTGGTGCCGCGTTACCAGCTGCTTGCGCTGCCATTGCCTGTTGCTCCATTTGCTGTTGTTGTTGCATTTGCTGTTGTCTTTGCGCTCTTAGCTGTGCCACCTCGTTTTGACCTCTTACAACTGTTGCAGGCACGTTAGTAACCTTAATAATGTGCGAAGCCAGCCCATCCAGATCGATATAATCAACCACACTTGGGTCAATCTGCATTAATGGCGCTAGGAACTGGAATAGCTGCATTGCTGATTGTACATCACCAGAACGCTGAGCTTTAGCCAGTGGGCTGACATATTCAATATCGATTTCATTATTCTGCATAAACTCTGGCGCTGGTGCGTATGCTTTTTTGCGAGATAGCATATTATAAACGCGCTGTATTAAAGGACTTAGCAATTCTGCCTGCAATCTTCCAACAGCAGGCGATAACAGCCTCATTTTTTCTTCTGTGCGCTGTATGACTTCT